AAACCCAACCAAACCCAACCAAACCCAACCAAATAAAAACCATTAATAAAAACCATTAAAAATATATTATCTAATTATACTACATATAGATATATTTAGATATAATAACATTGAAAATATGAGTTGGGCAACATGTTACTCTGGATCAAACAATATTCATTTTGATTTTCCGCCTATTATGGCAGACGGTAGAAATTATGCTTCATGGCAACCAGAAGCAGTTATAAACGAAAGAATTCAAAAACAAGAAAATATCCATTCAAATTGGCAATATAGACAATATTTAACAAACAATGGTATGAAAATTATGAATTACAATAACATGTCAGCTTGTTATGATTTAGGAATGCCATGTAGTGTAACATCTGGCCAAGAAACCCCTTCAAGTAAGGTACCTATTATGTATAATTCTTTATTTGACACTGGATCTCCCGGTTATGGATACCAAAATAGTGATTTAAAAAATCCATACTTATCTAGACAACAGTTAGAAGCAAAAATGATTTCTCCTTATTTTACACCAGATTCATTGGGACAATTGGGTATAAATCACAATGTAAATAACAACATAAATGTTACACCAATTAACATCAATTACACTAAATAGAGACATAAATCATAATTTATTTACAAAAAAATAAAATATGATTAAACAAACCGAAAATCAGATAATCCAACTATCCAACAATCCAACTATTCAACAATCCAATTACACACTAGATATTTAAGTATGTCTAAGCATGTCTATTCTTGGATTTACGGCAATAACGACGCTTTGTACCAGAAGCATATTTGCATCCAGCAGTTCGTTTGCATACAGCAGAACGTTTAATTTTTCTGCATGTTGAGTTTTTAACACGACGTCTGTAAATGGCTTTTTTATTTGTTTTACTGCGAGTAGTCATTGGCATGATATATATTATACGTATATATTTTTTAAAAAACGCCTAAATAAAATAAAAATTGTCTTATAAAAATACAACATAAATAATAATCATATTATGTATATACATATACATAATATGTCTACTTATCCATCTACAATAAAATTATTAAGTATTGATATTGGTATTAAAAATTTAGCATTTTGTTTATTTGAAATAGAAAATAATATTTATAGTGTGAAAAAATGGGATATAGTCAATATTGGCGAAGAAACACCATTATTTTGTGGAGAAATAGAAAGTGATAAATCAAAAGCAAAATCGATCAATATATGTAATAAACCAGCCAAATATACAAAAAACAACAAATGTTATTGTTTGAAACATTCAAAGAAACAAGTATTTCATGTTCCTACGAAAGAATTGGAGCAATCCTATTTAAACAAGCAAAAGATTAATAGTTTGTTTGAATTGGCTGAAAAATACAATATATCCTACACAAAACCAATCAAAAAACAGGATTTAATACATTTGTTTAATGAATATGTTTTGAATAAATGTTTTGAGCCGGTTAATATAACAAATTCAAACAAAGTAGATATTATTAGTATTGGTAAAAATATAAAAAAAAAATTTGACGAAATTTTTACAACTAACAACACATATAATAACATTGATGTTATTTTAATTGAAAATCAAATTAGTCCAATAGCGAATCGCATGAAAACAATTCAAGGTATGGTTGCACAATATTTTATTATGAAAAATTTGACATCCCATCAACAACATATTGAATTTGTATCTTCTTTTAATAAATTGAAAGAAGTTGCCAACAACAACAACAACAACAACAACAAGACCACCACCACCATAACATCAGATACACATCCCCCTGAAAAAACAGATAAGGCAAAATACAATGATCGTAAAAAATTGGGAATATCAACTTGTTTAGAAAATTTAGAAAATTTAGAAAAAAACCAGTCCAATAATGAATGGGTGAATTTTTTTAACAAACATAGTAAAAAGGATGATTTAGCAGATTGTTTTTTACAAGGTATTTGGTATATTAAAAATCGTTTATAGATTAAATAAATACACCATGTATAAATAAGCAAAATAACCAAAATAACCAAAATAATCAAAAATATATTATTATATTCGTACTACTTAAAATTATATGTTCTTAATAAGTTATATTAAATGGATAGTGAAATTATCGATATATCAAATTTGAATGACGATTTGAACGATTTAAAATCGGTCAATTTCGGTGGAGGTATTGAATTATTGATGAATGATAAAGTGAAAGATGGAAAATCAAAATCGAAAGGTTTTAATGATGATATTAGTCTTGATGATTTAAATAAATTAGAAAATGAATTGAACGAATTATCAGATACCACGAATAGTTTTAATATTGATTCTGGATCATCTAGCTATACACCAAAGTCAGATATTTTTTCTGCATCACCATCCACATCAAGCGAACGACCATCATTAGGTGTCCGTTTTGATGATAATACATCATCCTCTGGACCATCTATATCCATAGGCCAATCAACAGCAGAAACAGGAGATGCAAATTCAAAAACATGGGATGGATTTAGTAAATTTAATAATGTTCCTATTAACAACCCTGATAAGACAGTTCCAATACAACCTGCTATGTCAAAAGAAGAATTATTGAGAGAAAAGTTCAAATATTTAAGAAAGTTGGAAGCATTGGAGAAAAAAGGTGTTGAATTATCAAAAAAATACAATATGGAATCACCTTTAGCAGAAATGCAGGGGGAATATGAGACAATTATGGAGGAAAAAACAAAACAAAATTCCATCAAGTTTCAAGGAAATATGATGATGGCTGTTATCAATGGTATTGAATTTTTAAATAACAAATTTGATCCTTTTGATATTAAATTAGATGGTTGGAGTGAGCAGATAAATGAAAATATTAATGATTATGATGAAATTTTTGCAGAGTTGTATGAAAAATACAAATCAAAGGCAACCATGGCACCAGAATTAAAATTAATGTTCCAATTGGGTGGTAGTGCTCTTATGTTGCACATGACAAATACCATGTTTAAGTCATCCATGCCAGGAATGGATGATATTTTAAGACAAAATCCAGATTTAATGAGACAATTTCAAAACGCAGCAGTAAATTCAATGGGTCAAAGCAACCCAGGATTTGGTGGTTTTATGAGTGGTTTAATGAATCCAGAACCAGATATTCCAATGGGAAGAGGACCTCCACCGCCACCGATGGCAACACAAGGTCCAAATAGTACGCCATATATGGGAGGTCGCCCTGGAAACAACAATAGTATGAATATGAATGCAGGTATGGGAAGATCCAGTATCCCAAATATGAATGATGGTATTAATATTCGTGAAAATCAATCGAATCCAGTGAATATTGAGAGAACACCTCGAAGACCTCCACAACAATCACAACCACAACCACAATCATCAACCCAAAGACCAGAGATGAAAGGACCTAGTGACATAAGTGAAATATTATCAGGTTTAAAGACCAAAACAATCAATATTCAGGAACAACCACAACAACAAACCCAATCACAATTTCAACCACAGCAACAACAACAACAACAACAACAACAACAACAATCACAACTACCACCTCAAATGGATCTAGATTCAGTAAGTATCAATAATGATAGTACAATTAGTATTTCTGATTTAAAAGAATTACAAGGTAGTGGAAGTGGTAACATGCCAAAAAGAAGTAGGCGAAAACCTAGATCAGATAAAAACACTATTAGTTTAGATATCTAAATAACGGATATTTGGAGCAAAACCATAAAATTTATATAAAAAAATCATATAAATTTTATACATTATTACTTAACAGGCATTTTATTCCAGTCTTTTATAGAAAACATATCCCCATACCATATTTTATTTAATTCATATTCTGGATAATATATAGTAGAAAAAAAAGATAAATAACCAATTAGAGCCGAAAAAGATCCATGTGACAATATGATATGTTTGCATGTACTTGCAAATTGAATTGTAGTTATTTCATCACAGGAAAGCAATTTAGTATCTGGATATAAATTCACAATAATTTTTATAATATTATGATTTATATCATCACTTGATATATACAAATTATCAAAAGTAATTGTTTTTATTGTATTTAAATAATAATTAATTCCTGGATTAAAACGGGTAACATCTGTTAATCTAATATGAATAAATATATCATTATTTACATTATAGCGAATATTAAATGGATTTTTTTCAATAATGTTATTTTTTATTACATCCGTATGTAAATAATCATATATAAAATTAGTTATTTCTTTTGTTTGAAAGTAATTTTTATTAGGATCTAAATTATAATTAACATCATCACTATTATAAATTTCAAAATAATTTTCGTCGTCCAAACATCGAGTATGATCAAATATTTTACTTCCACTAAATAAATTAATGCCTAATTTATTAATTAAATCTTTATTGTAATAATTAACATGTATATCGTGTTTTTCGGCTACCAAACTAACCGCTAAATTTCGTATAATTTGATTTCCTAATCTACCATTATTTCCGGTTGTAGTCGTCATATTAAATATAATATCTATAATTTTTAATATGTATTTAATCTATATTAATAAAAACAATATATAATATGCACAATCATGAATATGAAAATGGCATTTTTTTATTTCATCGTGATTTAAGAATTCAAGATAATACAGGATTAATTCAAACAATTAAAAAATGTCGTACCATCTACGCAGTATTTATTTTTACACCAGAACAAGTTGGTTCAGCAAATCCATATAAATCGAATAATTCTGTTCAATTCATGATTGAAAGTTTGCAAGATCTCAATGAACAAACTCATAAAAAACTAAACGTCTTTTATGGCAACACAAACAAAGTAATGAAAGAATGTATAAAAAAATGGAATATACAGTATGTTTGTTTTAACAAAGACTATACGCCCTATGCAATCGAGAGAGACGATAGTCTATGCCAATTATGTGAAAAAATGAATGTTAAGTGCGAAATGACATTGGATTATTACATGTATGAGCCAGGAAGTATTCACAATTCCACAGGACAAACCTATCAAAAATTTACTCCATTTTACAATACGGTAAAAACGATCAAACCAAAATTACCACAGTTGGTGCATACCCCGTCTTTTGTTTCTAGTAACATACCGAATTACTCCATTTCTCTCCAACATGCAATGACAAAATTTACAAAATCCAATATACATATATTATCGCATGGTGGAAGAAGTGCTGGATTGAAAGTTTTGGACCATGCGTTAAAAACACAAAAACAATATTCAAAAACGCGTGATATTCTCTCCATACATACGTCGTTGCTATCTCCCTATATTAAATTTGGTTGTGTTTCTATTCGCGAAGTGTTTCATAAATTTCGAAGTATAAAGGATTTAATCAGACAATTGATATGGAGAGAATTTTACATCAATATTCTTTACACACATCCACATGTTTTAGGACATGCTATGAAACCGAATTACAATAAGATTCGTTGGCGCACAAATGCCAGATATTTACACGCGTGGAAAACGGGCACTACAGGGTTTCCTATTGTAGATGCAGGAATGAGACAAATGAATACAACTGGGTACATGCATAATAGAGCCAGACTCATCGTTGCGAGTTTTTTAACAAAGACCTTATTGATTAATTGGAGAGAAGGAGAGCAATACTTTGCACAAAAATTAGTGGATTACGACCCAGCGTCGAATAATGGAAATTGGCAATGGATTGCTAGTACGGGAGCAGATAGTCAACCTTATTTTCGTATATTTAATCCATTTCATCAATCAGAAGAAGTGGATGAAGATGCTATTTACATAAAAACATGGGTACCAGAGCTCAAAGACATTCAGGCGAAAGAAATTCATAATTGGGATAAATATCACACGGAATACAAAAGCAAAATACACTATCCAGCTCCTATCGTGGATTATTCTATCCAAAAAGAAAAGGCAATCGAGATGTATAGTAGTATTTTTAAGAGTTAAGAGTTAAGGGTTGATAATGTAAATAAGAATATACTTTGAAAAACCTTATATAAAATAATTAAATTTATCTTAATAAAAATTGCAAAAACTGCTAATATTAATTTTTCAATAGTATTTTCATAATTAATATCATTATTATCATCATAATTTTTTTTGATAATATTACATAAAAAATGTTGATTATCAGTTAGTTTATTTCTATATTTTTTTTCTATTATATGTATTGGACAATTTGAAAATACAATAATAGTAATTGTATTTATAATCAATAAAAGTAAAGTAATCAACAAATGATTTATATTTGTTACAAATATAAAAATAATAATAAAACTGTAAAAAAGAACACTGTGTAATGATTTAGTAGAAAAAAATAGGATAAAATTAAGCAGTTGTTCTGGTATATACTGCAATAAAAAATGCACTTTTGGTTTATTGATAGAGTTTAATAAACCAACTTCATATTTGTTCTGTTTGTTCTGTTTGTTGTGTTTTTTCTGTTTAATATTTTTATTTTTACGTTTTTTTTTTGATTGGTTTGTTTGGTTTTCAATATCCATATCCATATCCATATCCATAGTCATAGCTTCTAGTTCTGATTTCGAATAATATGTATCAAATTCAAAATCTTTGTTTAAAATAAAATCACGTGTTTCTTTTGGCAGAAACAAAATAATAAATCCCATAATAAGTTTTTTATTTTTTTCTACTAAATCATAGGTTTCTAATGCACTTTTTTGAATTATACTAGAGAGTTTCTCCATATTACTAATAATATTTCTTATATTATTTATAATAAAATTGAACCTATTATATATAAAATACCATGTATCATAAACAACAAGCAACAAGCAACAAGCAACAAAAATAAAATGAATAATAACGTCAATATATATACAGAAACCCAGGTGCCAACCTATATATTTATCGATGGTAGCTATTTTATATTTTATCGATTTTATTCCGTGATGAACTGGTGGAAATTGGTAAATCCTGGTCCAACTGTTTATGGTGAATTGCCTAATCCAACACCAGCACAAGCACCAGTACCCGCACCATTTGAGATAACCGACGATTTCATTGAAAAATACAAAAAAACCTTTATAGAAAAAGTAGAAGAAATACCAAATAAGATACATTTATTAGAATCCAATATGGATGTTAAATCGAAAAAGAAAATGCAGTCACCATTAACCAAACCAATTATATATGTTGGGAGGGATTGTAAGAGAGCAAATATATGGAGAAATCAACATATTGATGCGTACAAATCAACACGTAGCAACAAAGACGGGGATGCAATTGGCAAATTTTTCAAAATAACATACGATGAAGAACTTTTCATGAAAGGAGGTGCTCAAAGAATAATAGAATATCCACAATTGGAAGCGGATGATTGTATAGCGTTATCAGTAAAACATTTGCTAAAAAAACACGAGAATTGTAAAATATACATAATAACAAGTGACAAAGATTATCTTCAACTACTGGAGCCTAGAGTAAAAATTTACAACATGTCGTATAAAAATATTGCAGAAGAGAAGAGTTGTTTAGGCGATCCAAAAAAAGATTTATTTTGTAAAATAGTAATGGGTGATACGAGTGATAATATATCATCTGTTTTTAAGAAATGTGGTCCTAAAACGGCATTAAAATGTTATGATGAACCGGAATATTTTAATACTAAACTAAAAAAAGAGGATGCGTTTAAAAAATATGAATTGAACCGTTTGTTGGTCGATTTTAATTGTATTCCTGCGAACCTACAAGAGGAATTTATAAAAAAATATGAGAATATTCTGTAGTGGTGACTAAATCATACCAGATAAAAAATAAAAATTGATTTTTTTATGCAACACTAAGAGAAACCAACAACAACAACATAAGACAACAACAACAAGATAACACAACACTATGGAAATGAAAGATTACACGATAGTAAGAATTTTACATCATCTATCCAATGCATTTGGAATATATATAATATGGGTTTTACTGCATTATATATGTAGCCATTTATATGTTTATTATTGTACCCCTGCTTCATTTGTAGGATTTATAACATCCCCAATGTTAGTTCCCCTCCCACATTGTCATGCATTTAGGTGGATTATATACAATGGAGGAAACAGTATTACTAATATGTGGATCATTTTAGGATTATGGGTAACTAAACATTTAGTTGTCATCACGGTTAAATCAACTTTTTCATCAACCAAAATTGAAAATTAAGAAATACAAAATAAAAACCTATACTATTAGATTTTTATATTGTTATAATATATATAAAAATGGCAAATAAAACCAAGTGCGTTAAAGATAATACCAAAAAATATAAAACTAGACCTTCACCTCCATTCCCTGCCAACAAATGCAAAGGGAAGACAAAGAAGGGAAATAATGGAAAAATGTTTAAATCAAAACCAGACGCAAATGGTGTTCATAAATGGGTAGCAGTTGTTTCAGTAGGTGCAACCAAAACCAAAGCAACCAAACCCAAAGCAAAGAAAACCACTACAAAAAAAAGAAAATCAAAGAAGACCAAAAAGACAGAACCAGTTTCTGAGAAAAAATCTTTTTTTGGTTTATTTTAATTTTTCATGATAATGTGAGTATGTTATAGATTGATTGTAAGATACATTATATGTTACAATCAATTGTAAATTGTCAATTGTAGAAAAGTTTATTATTTATTATATTTTCTGTGAGATTTTTTATGAGATTTTTTATGAGATTTTCT